CAGGAAAACTTAACTCAAGTGGAGAACCAGATTCAGGTAGAGGATTAGGACCAGAATCTTCACGCATATAACCTGCACGAGTTTTACGACTATAAGCCTCTGGTGACATCCTTTTCATTAATGCTTTTTCTTGTGAGCTTGCCATATTATGATTTACGACGTAATTTGTGCATAGCCTTATATTCCAAATCTTCTGACTTCCAGCCATTCTTCTTTGATTCGGAACGATGTTTTTCAGGTGAAGAGGAACGATGTTTTTCAGGTGAAGAGGTGTAACCGAGAGGATAGGAGTCTGAAGAGTCTTTCCCTGTTGCCTTCCAATACTTATGCTTACCAATTACCTTCAATGCTTTGTCGTGCGATGTTGCCATACTAATCTTCTTGAGAGTCGTTATTCTTAGCTCCAAACTCTTTTTTCGGATAATGTCCCTTGTCATTCAACTCCTTGCCTTCCTCATCCTCCTCGTTATCAATCTTCTCCATCTCTTTGCCACAAATCTTGCACTTTCCCTTTTCTCCTTTGAGATGGGCGTGCTTTTGTGCTTCCTCAAGCGCCCTCTCGCGAGCCTGCCTCATCCGTCTTCCTCTAACCACTGCTCTATGAGCCATACTATTTTAATTTACTTGCAAACTTTATTAATCTCTCCCCTGCGCCTGTACTCTTGTGTGGTTCTGGCCCCTTAATCATCGACCCTTTAACCTTCTTATCAATCTCCTTGAACTTGTGCCGTCGAACTGACTTATTCAATGCTTTGCTTTGTGGTGTTTCCATACTATTTGCTATTATATCCTGGTCCTAATCCTCTACCTGAATCTGGTTCTCCACTTGAGTTAAGTTTTCCTGATTTGATTCCTTCCTTGATTTGCTTCTTAGTCTTTCCTGAGATAATTGGTTTACCATCTGCGTAAAATCCTCTCTGACGTTTTCCCTCTAGGTTCCGCTGACGTTCTACGTGATATTGGTGATATTTTGCCTTTTGTAATGCGAGTTCTTCAGGAGTCATACTATTTTGGTAAAGGATTAAGCGGGACGTTTGCTAAAGAGCTTGAAGCTTGGGGGGCACTTGGAT